TGCAAGTTATCCATCTTTAAATTTAGATACTAAAATTACTTTAAACAATAGTCATATAATTGGTCGTAGAGTAAATTCTGCAACTGATTATTTTAATGGAAATATGGCTCATTTCCACTTCATAGACGGCACAGCTTATGACGCATCAGCTTTTGGCGAAACAGATGCAACAACAGGAATCTGGAAACCTAAAACTGCACCTAGTGTTACTTATGGTACTAATGGTTTCTTCTTAAAGTTTGAAAATTCAGGTTCTATGGGAACAGATAGTTCAGGTAATGCAAATAATTTTACTGTGAATGGTACAATGACACAAACAATAGATACACCTAGTAATGTTTTTACAACAGGAAATACTTTGAATGTACCAACCTCAAATCTACCAACTTTCTCTGATGGTAATAATACTGTTGCTATAGCAAGTGCATCAAGAGTTGGTTTAATTTCTACTTTGGGAATTACTCAAGGAAAATGGTATGCAGAATTTAAACTTACAGCAACATCTAGTGAAAATGCTAGTATAGGAATAACAGGAGAACCATCTGAATTATGTATAGATAATAATTTTGGTGGTCAAAGTGCAAGTAATGGAGTTTCTTATACAGCAGGTGGAACATTGTATGATGATGGTGTAACTACTTCTTCTTGGGGAGATAGTTTTGCTGTTAATGATATTATAGGTGTAGCAGTAGATTTAGACAATAATTATATTTATTTTTCTAAAAATGGTGTATTTCAAAATAGTGGTATCCCAACAAGTGGTGCTAGTGGAACGGGTGGAGTTTCTTTAACAAGTGTTGCAAGTGTAGTTGAGGGAGCTTATTTCTTTAATACTGGTTGTCTAAGTGTTACAAATACAAATACTATTTCAGCAAACTTCGGCAATGGATATTTCGGAACAACTCCAGTAGCTTCAGCACAAAATCCTGATGATGGAATTGGTATCTTTGAATACACAGTTCCAACAGGTTACAAAGCACTTTGTACTAAATCAATTAACGCACAGGAGTACAGCTAATGGCACAGATAAATAAGCCGAATACATATTTTAATACTAAACTTTATACAGGTAATGGCTCTACAAATGCAATAACAGGAGTTGGTTTTCAACCTGATATGGTTTGGACTAAACGCAGAAGTGGTGTTGATAATCATCACTTATTTGATGCCGTCCGTGTAATCTCAAGTGTTCCGCAACGATTATTTCCAAACCTTACTAATGCTGAAGATGGGAACTTTGGTTCTCTTGATAGTTTTGATGCTGATGGTTTCACACTTGGTGCAAATGTTGCAACAAACGCATCTGGTCAAACATTTGCTTCATGGAATTTTAAAGCTGGTGGAACAGGTGTGTCCAACACTCAAGGTTCAATTACTTCTACTGTTTCAGCTAATACAACAAGTGGATTTAGTATTGTGTCTTGGACAGGTACAGGTGCTAATGCTACAGTTGGACATGGTTTAACTTCTGCACCTCAAATGATAATACTTAAAAATAGAGATTCTGCTGAAAACTGGATTGTTGGTAATACAAGTTTAGGTTGGACAAAATATCTAGCATTAAATCTAACAGATGCTACTACTACAGCTTCAAATATATGGCAAAATACAGCACCTACTTCTTCTGTTTTTTCTATTGGCGATTCAGGAAAAGTAAATGGTTCAGGTAACGGAATAGTAGCCTATTGTTTTGCAGAGAAAAAAGGTTTCAGCAAGTTTGGCAAATACACAGGTAATGGTTCTGCTGATGGTACATTTGTTTATACAGGATTTAAACCAGCTTTTGTTATGATAAAAAGAGATGGTAGTGGTGAAAATTGGACTATCAGAGATAATAAAAGAGATGGTTTTAATATTACTAATAAAACACTTAAACCTAATACTAGTGATGCAGAAGCATCTACTAGTGATTTTGATATAGATTTATTATCAAATGGTTTTAAATTAAGAAGCAATTCAGGACATTCTAATTCTAGTGGTCAAACTAACATCTACATGGCATTTGCAGAAAATCCTTTAGTAGGAACTAACAATATACCAACAACAGCGAGATAATATTATGACAAAAGCAAGAGATTTATCAAACATTATATCAGGCGGTTTTACAGCAGACGATATTCCTAATTTAGATACAGCTAAGATTACTACAGGAACTTTTGCTGCTGATAGAATTAATAATACTTCTTTAGCTAACATCACTTCTTTACCTTCTGGTGTGGGAGGTCTTGCATTACAATCAGTTCAAACAACAGGTTTCACAGCAGTAGCTGGTAGAGCATATCCTTGCAACACAACATCTGCTGAATTTACAGTTACCTTACCTGCATCACCTTCCGCAGGAGATACAATTCAATTAGTAGATTACGCAGGTACTTTTGATACCAATGCTTTAACAATTGATGGTAATGGAGAAGATATACAAGGTCAGGCATTTAATTTCTTATTAAATGGCGAAAGAGAAGGTGTTATATTAATGTATGCAGATTCTACACAAGGTTGGATTGCGACATCAGGAATTAATGAAGGCACAGATGCTTTATCTCCAGCAGATTATGATATAGAATTTTTAGTAGTAGCTGGAGGCGGTAGTGGTGGTTCAAGAATAGGTGGAGGAGGCGGTGCGGGAGGATATAGAACTTCTACTCAATCTGTAAGTGCAGGAACAGTAATTACAGTAACAGTTGGAGATGGCGGTGCTTTAGTTTCATCTATGCCAGGATTATCAGGTAACAATGGTTCAAATTCTTCAATATCAGGTTCAGGATTAACTACGATAACTTCTACTGGAGGCGGCGGCGGTGGTGCTTATCTTACTCCATCTAATTCTCCATCAACTGGAAGTAATGGTGGTTCAGGTGGTGGTGGTTCACTTAATTCAAATGGAGGAACAGGAAACACTCCAAGTACTTCTCCTAGCCAAGGTAATAATGGAGGAAATACAAGTTCAGGTAGAGGAGGTGGAGGTGGAGGAGCTAGTGCCGTAGGTGGTAATTCAACTACTGCAGCAACAGGTGGTAATGGAGGTGCGGGTACAGCTTCATCAATAACTGGTTCTTCTATTACAAGAGCAGGTGGAGGCGGTGGTTGTGCAGATACAACTGCTGGTACTGGCGGAGCTGGTGGTGGTGGAGCAGGTAATATTGGAGAAAATAATGCAACTGCTGGAGATGCGAATACTGGTGGAGGTGGTGGTGGTGCTAGAAATGGTGCTGATACTTCAGGAGTTCAATCAGGTGCAGGTGGAAAAGGAGTGGTTATACTTCGTATGCCAACTGCTAATTATTCAGGAACAACAACAGGTTCACCAACAGTTTTAGATGATGGAAGTTATAAAGTTTTACAATTTAATGGTTCAGGAAGTTACACAACATAGGAGATAAATTATGGCATCATTTGCAAAAATAGGATTAAACGGAAAAGTGATTGAGGTTCAATCATTAGTTAATGAAGTTTTACACGACAGTAATGGTGTAGAACAAGAAAGTATTGGTGTAGATTTCTTAACTAAACTTACAGGTTATCCTGTATGGAAACAAACATCTTACAATACTCATGGTGGAGTACATAATAATGGTGGAACACCTTTTAGAAAAAATCACGCAAGTATTGGATATACTTATGATGAAGACAGAGATGCTTTTATTCCATTTAAACCTTTTAACTCTTGGATATTAAATGAAGATACTTGTATTTGGGAAGCACCAGTTGCTAAACCAACAACACAATTAGAAGAAAATCAATATTACTCTTGGAATGAATCTACTATAAATTGGGAAGTAAAGGATAAGATAAATGAAAACAATTAAAAAACTTATTTGTAAAATCTTTCACAACAAAAAATGTGTTTGTTGGTATAAAAAAATAGAAAAAGGTACAAATTAACATGTTTCCATATACAGAAGACGAGTTTGAATTTATAAGCAAACAAGGAGCAATTCTGCATTAAAATTATGAAAGAAATACATGACCTCAACATTGAAATTGAGAGAGTTAAAGGAGATATAAAATTAATTCGTCAATCAATTGAAATTATTGAAACAAATCATTTAACACACATTGAGCAAGATATAGCAAGCATACGTAAAGTAATGTGGACTGTTGGTTTTATGGTTTTTGGACAATTTATAATTATTATAAAAGACATATTATTACCTTAATGTTTAAATTAACTGCTGTAATATGTTTTTTATCTATGGGTGTTAATAATTTAGATTTATGTATCAAAGGTGAAATACCAATGATGTATTCTACTTATGAAGAATGTTTTAAAGCTGGTGAAGAAATTATTGATTATATGAATCCTGATTTAATTGCTAGAAATATTGCATTAACATTAACTTGTGAGAAATCAAAATATCAAAATGCTACCTATATTAGGCTTCCTATTTAAAAATCCAATAGCAAAACTTGTTGTTGACAAGACTATTGGTGCTGTGCAACATCATTTAGAAGTTAAAAAAATAGAAAGAATAGCTGAAATTGAAGCTGCAAAAACAGTTCAATTACAACAAGTTATTTCTAGTGAGAAATCTTGGAAAGATGAATGGTTAACTATATTTACAACTTTTGGAATATCTATGTGTTTTATTCCTAGTATGCAACCTTTTATGATTAAAGGTTTTGAGATTATAAAATCAGCACCAAGCGAACTGTTATATGCAATATTAATTGTATATTGTGGTAGTTTCGGTATGAATATGTTAGATAAGTATAAAAAATGACATTTGGAGATGACCCTTTTGGGATAAATAAAAATGAAAACAATAATAAAAAAGGTATGAAACCACTGACTTTTTTTATAATATATTTAATTATGTGGTATATATTTTCACATCACTTTTTTTAAATTATGAATAATTGTATATATAAATTATGGATAGGCATTTGTTGTCTATTAAAATCATGTAAATGTAAAAACATGCAAAAAGATATTGATAACTTAAATCCCTTTAAATATACTGGGATGTAACTAATGAGGTAATTAATGTATAGAAAATTTCTAAGATGTTTATTAACTATTGTAAGTAGATGGGAAAATAAGCTTTGGAAAGAACTATATGTTTGTAATCTTAAAAAACCTAAAGGAAAAAAATAATGATAATATTTGGATATACACCAGAAGATATTAAAGCAAAAGTAATTGATAATAAATATAAAATAATTGCTTTTGTAATTTATTCTCTTTTATTACTGTCTCTATAGTAATGGCTAAGAAAGCACAACAAGTATTTTCTCCTAGAAAGAGAATAAAACGAAAAGGCAGACATTCAAAGAAAGACAAAAATGATTATAGAGGACAAGGTCGTGGAAAATAGACCAGTAGAAATGAAATCATGTTCATGTGGAAAAGAATATTCCTCATGTCAATGTAATAATCAATCTACTATTGATAAGATTATTAAAGAATTACCAGAATTATTAGTTTCGCATGCTTATGCAAAGCTTAAATCAGGACAAGATTTAACTGCTTCAGAAATGAAAGTATGTTTAGATGTATGTAAAACTTATAGTTCTCAGAGTTTACAAAAGAAACCTGACAACATCTTAGATGATGTACCATTTGATATAGATGGATAATAGAATAAAAAACTTTAAAAACTTTTTATATCTTTGTTGGAAACACTTAAATTTACCAGAACCAACACCGATACAGTACGATATAGCTGATTATTTACAAAGTTCTGAGAAAAGACTTGTTATTGAGGCCTTTAGGGGCGTAGGTAAGTCTTGGATTACATCAGCATTTGTTTGTCACCAGCTTTTATTAAACCCACAAAGAAACATTTTAGTGGTATCTGCTAGTAAATCAAGAGCAGATGACTTTAGTACATTTACACAAAGACTTATTGGTGAAATGCCAATATTAAAGCATTTAGTACCTAGAGATAACCAAAGAAGTTCTAAGGTTAGCTTTGATGTAGCCCCAGCGACTGCATCTCATGCACCATCAGTAAAATCTATGGGTATTACAGGTCAATTAACAGGTTCACGTGCTGATTTAATCATTGCAGATGACGTAGAATCCGCTAATAACTCACAAACGCAGCTTATGCGTGATAGATTAGGTGAGACAGTTAAAGAATTTGATGCGATTATCAAGCCTGAAGTAGGTAGGATTATCTTCTTAGGCACACCACAAACAGAGATGTCATTGTATAATGACCTTGAAGAACGTGGTTATAAGACTAGAATATGGACTGCATTATACCCAACTAAGACACAAATGATTAGTTTTGGTCATAAAATAGCTCCTATGATAGCTAAAATTACAGATAAAGAGGGACAACCTACAGACCCTAAGAGATTTGATGCAGTTGATTTGTTAGAAAGACAATCATCTTACGGTAAATCTGGATTTAATTTACAGTTTATGTTAGACACTACTATGTCTGACGCTAATAGATACCCATTAAAGCTAAACGATTTAATTGTTATGTCTGGATGTTCTACATGGAAAGAAGCACCAGCTAAGATACAATGGGCATCTGGAGTAGAACAAATTAAGGCTATAAACCCTGATTTACCTAACGTTGGGCTTAAAGGCGATTATTATGTGGCTCCAATGTACACCAGCCCTGAATTCACTAAATTTGAGGGCTCTGTGATGGCTATAGACCCCTCTGGGCGTGGGGAAGACAAGACAGCTTACTGTGTATTAAAGATGTTACACGGTGTATTATATTTGACTGCTATAGGTTCATTAGATGGTGGATATTCAGATGAAACTATGTCTCGTTTATCTCATATTGCTAAAGAACAAGAAGTTAACTATGTAGTTATTGAGAGTAACTTTGGTGATGGTATGGCAACAGCTTTATTAAAGCCTGTAATGGCTAAGATTCACCCTTGTGAAATAGAAGAAGTTAGACATAATATACAGAAAGAAAAGCGTATTATTGATACTTTAGAACCTATTATGAATAGTCACAGGTTAGTTATTGATGATTTACTTGTTAAAGAAGACTTTAAATTAGAACCTGACCACCAGTTATTTAGACAAATGACTAGGATTACTAGAGATAAAGGTGCATTAAGACATGATGACCAAATAGATGCTTTGGCTATTGCAGCTAACTATTGGGTAGAACGTATGGATAGAGACCAGACATTGTCTTATAATCAACACAAAGAGGATTTAATAAACCAAGATTTAGAAAGATTTATGGAATCTGCTATTGGCAGACAACCTAGAGAGGACAGATGGATATAAATAATAAAATAGACATAATTAATGACCCACATATGGAGCAAGTTAAAGAACGTATTAAGAAACATGAGGGTAAAAAGAATCAAGTTTATAAAGATACTGAGGGTTATTTAACTGTTGGAATTGGATATAAACTTCCTAAAAATTCTGAGTTAAAAGAAAATGATTATGTTGATGATGCATTTGTTGAGGAGAAGTTTAAAGAAACGTTTTTAACAGCTGCACAAGGAGCAAAGAGGCTTCTTAATGGGGCTACTGTTAAACCAGAAGCATTTGGGGTACTTACAGAAATGGTTTTTCAAATGGGAGAACAGGGAATGTCTAAGTTTCCTACAATGCTTAAACATCTTAGAGCAGGTGATACTACAAAAGCTGCTAATGAGATGCTAAAGGGTTCAAAAGAAGGTACACCTAGTAAATGGTCTTTACAAACCCCTAATAGAGCTATGGCATTATACAACATTATGGTCAATTTAAAAGGTGACAATAATGGTATGATGGAATAAGTATATACACATAGTTAACCCAGCTTTTCCCTAATATGGGAACCTTACTCAAATATTTGGTAGAAAAATATGAGGGGGTATATCGATACTGGCCGAGGCGGTTTTCCCCGTAGGCATCACCTAAAGTCAGCCAAAAGGGACAGGCCTGTACCCATAAAAATACTTTTAAGGCACATATAGACGCTTAAAGGGACACGCAGGCAGGCATGGGGTAGGCTTTTGGTATGCTATAGGTGGTTAAAATGTTTTGGCGTGCTTGTGAGCTTGTCTGTTTTTTTACCTTTAACATACGCATAGAATACACACAGCACACGCATACAACATATGGTATAACAACAAGCACACACACAATATATAAGCATACAACATATGGTATAACATAAAGCATATGCATACTAAATCTATTAAGGTTCCCATATTAGTATAAACAGGCTTTACCTAAGTATATAGTACAGTAATTAATGATAAGTATTATACTTGTATTACTCTGGTTATACTCTGGTTATATCTGGGTATATCTATTACTTACTTACTCATTAACTATTAACTAGAGGTATTAACTACATGCATAAACTATAGCTTATATTAGAGGTATTATTAATAATAGGTGCAATAATAAAGGTGTATTCTTAGGATATGCCTGTTTTTTTATTATTTAGATAGACAATAAGTGATTGAATACTATTGATTATTTCTTTATAATAACTGTTGCATATTAGTTTTAAATATGTATTATGCTTTTAAGTCTCATTTTTGTTGGTTTTAACGGACTTTAAACACATATTAAAACTTAGTGCCACCGCCTTAGGTTTTATTACCTTTGAGATAGTTTCTAAGCGACTGGACAACCCACATAAAACGCATCAGCGGGCTTTTAGCTGTTACGGATGCTTGTTTGTCTCATATTACATATATGACTGATGAGCTCACAGCATAGAGCGAAACAAACAGGAGTAATAACAATGATAACAAAAAGACAATGGGAAGAAATGCATAAAACAGATAGCTTTCATGTCCTAAAATTAGAAGAAGAAAATAAAATCTTTTATGAATTAAAAAGATATTATTATTATTTAAAACATTTTTTTATTAAAAACAAACAAACACAGGAGTAATAACAATGACTACAGTTAGCAGAGCAGTTCAAAATATGCACGCTCAACGACATAAAGAGCAGTATATTGATAAAGTTGAGAAACAGGAGTTTTTTAACGCTTATCAAAAAGAAACAGACAAAAACAAAAAAATTGAGATGCTAAGAAAAGCATCTAAGGAAGGATGGTTATAATATGATAATATGCAGAATAAATATGCCTGTTAATGACAATGACGGCGTTACACTAACTTCATTGCATGCACGTCTAAAAACTGAAATTGTAACAGTTTTTTCAGGCTGTACAATAACAGACGGCCAAGGCGTTTGGTACAATGACGGTGTCGTATATGATGAGCCTGTAAAAATTTATGAAACAGCTATTAATGGTGCTAAGGTTCCCATTATAGTTGACATTGCAAAAAAATACGCAGCAGAGGCTGGGCAAGTAGCCGTTTATTATTCAATTGATGGTAAAGTTTTTATTGATTATATTGAGCCACCTTTTAAAGTTCAATCGAGACCCAGCCCAGCAAAACCCTAAAGCAATACTGATGAGACCTTTATTGGTCGAAACACCGCTGCAATGCGGTGTCTATTGCATACGCAATAACAAACAAACAATGGAGTTAAAATATGACATATGAAGCACCTATTAAAATCTGGAATTATGCCAGAGGCAACAACAATAAAGCAATTTATGTTGAAAGTTTAAACGTTACTTTTTACATGAGTTACAGTACATGCGTTGCTTTTAATTCAGTTAGCACAGGCCTTGTAATTCAAGATAATATCTGGGGCAATACCACTGGAGCCCATTTAAATGCAATTGACGGCGGAGACTTGCTGGCAAAGTCTAAAAGAGTTAATTCAAGGCAGTTTGCTGAAAAACTGTTACAAATGGAGCAAGGACACCGCAACGCTGTAATTGCTGTTAATGACATCCTAAAAGAAAAAAAAGACAAGGAGTTTAGAAACAGCAGACTTGCTGAGCGTATTAAGTTAAATGCTGGTTACTCTAAAGCTGGCCACTAATAGCAACACTGATGAGACTTTTAATAGTCGAAACACCGTCACAAAGGCGGTGTCTGTTGCATAAGCAACCTAACAAACAAACAGGAGCAATAACTATGTATATAGACAATGCAGTAATTAACGTCTTAGGCAATGAGTACGACAAAAACAATAAGCCTTTTACAATTACCACAAATGAATTCAAATTCAATGACGGCATCACAGCCAGAGACTTTGCCAAATTTTTGGATAATTTGAATGAAGACCACCACCACCATTTTTGTGGGTCTGTTATGGTTACCGTAACAATTGACACCAGACAAAACAAATAGCAACACTAAAGCACAAACTAGGTACGCCATTGGTGTGCCTAGTCTGTTGCTTTAAGGACTTGACGGCAATTTAATTTTAACAAGGAGTAAAACACATGAGTTCTACAGATTGGAATACTAGAAGTTCATTTATAGACAATATAGAGACTAGACGGCGATTTTTGTCTGATAAAGATATAATCTTTTATGACACCATAAATAAAAAGCTAGCTAATTACTGGAATGTAAATGTTTGTGATTATGCGGCTGCTGGCGTATCTGAAGCTGATTTCAACAAATATAAAAACATTGTTATTAAAGTTTTAGATTATGAAGAAGCAAAGTTTGTCTATACTAATTATACTGAAACTACATCTTTAACTAGATGGACTGCTTTAAGTTTAAAATATAAATTGTCTGATATTCAATTTATGCCTACTAAAATAACAAAACAAGATGATAGAAAAGATGTTCAACAATGTATATTGCGATTTGTTTTTGAGAATGTGCCATTTAAGAAAAAACCTTTATTGGCAAAACTTAGAGACAAATACCCACAACTTAACGCAGGGTCAATTAATAGACAACTTAATAACTTGCTTAAATTGCGTGTAATAGAAATTGATACTAAATACAAAACAAAACCTTTTGTAATACAAGGTCAATACTTTAAAAACTACTTTATAAAATAGGAGATAAAAACATGGATAGTATAAATGCGTATTTAACTGCGTTGCCAGTTGAATTAAAATTGTTTATAATGCTTACATGCATTGTAATATTAGTAATAGCAGTTAAAACAGGTAAGGAGCAATAAATATGAATTGGAAGAAAAAATATCAAATTATTAGATTTTTACAGCGTACATATAGTCTTAAAGAAGCTGATAATCTAACACCAAACCAAGTAGCTCACAGAGCAACTACACTTATTGAGAAAATACTTGAAAGCAAAGAACCACATCCAGCAATGACTTTAGAAAAGGAATTGCAGACTACTTTTAGAAAACCTTATTAAGGTTCCCATAGTAGATATTATAATATTAACCCAAGATAATTATAGGAGTTAACATTGGCTAAATTAATTGAGAGTATGCCGACTTATACTGATGAGCTTGCACATGAAAAAGAAATGGCTGCATTAGGTAAGAATAGAACAAACAAAAGACTTCAATCTCATATTGAGCGTGAAGAGGAAAGTGTGACCAGTTATGGTAAAGTAATGGTTGCAAACACTATAAGACCATTGGCAATGGCTATTGCTGAATGGGTAGAAGAACAATCAAAACAAACTATTGGAAAACCATCTATTGCATTTACTAAAATGTGTGAAGTGGAGCCTGAAATACTTGCTTTGATTACTGGTAAACATATCATTAATACTATTACACAGTATAAACCTTTAACTGCTACTTGCATATCGCTTGGCGGTAAAGTTGAAACTGAAATAGCTTTGAGGAATTTCAAATTTTTGAATCCTGAATTATATGATACTGTTAAAACTGACTTAGACAAAAGGTCATTTAACTACACTTATAAACGTAGAAAACTTAGAGAAACTGCTAAGCGTGGAGTGGTTAGTTGGGAAGAATGGACTACACCTGTAAAATTACATGTTGGTCTTAGACTTGTTGAACTTATGATTATGTCAACTGGAATGATTGAAATTGGTACAGAGACTATCAATCATAAAAAAGCTAAAATCATAAAACAAACTCAAAAAACTAGAGACTGGATTAATAACCGTAATGAGTTTAATGAGTTATTAAATCCTGAATACTTACCCACTGTTATGCCACCTAAAATGTGGTCAACTGTAGTTGGTGGTGGGTATTGGACAAAAGAATTACCAGAGTTAGATTTGGTTAAACAAAAAAACAAGTTATTTAAAAAAGAACTTGAAAACTTTGATATGCCAAAAGTTTATAACGCTGTTAATCTTATGCAAAATACATCATTTAAGATAAACAAATTTATCTTGAAAGTTATGCAAGAGGCTTGGGATAAAGGATTAGCAATTGGTGGTATGCCGCCTATTACTAATTATGAAATACCAAACAAACCGCATGACATTGAGACTAATGCTGATAGTCGTAGAGCTTGGAAGAAACAAGCTGTTATGGCTCATACTGAAAATGCTAGAATGTTTTCTAAGCGTTTATTGTATGCTAAAATTATGTGGCTTGCTGATAAATTTAAAGATTATGCAACTTTATATTTTCCTCTTCAATTAGATTTTAGAGGAAGAGCTTATTGTGTGCCTGCATTTTTAAATTATCAAAGCATCTCTGGAGCTAAAGCTTTATTGTCTTTTGCACATGGTAAACCTATTACAGAAGAAAACAAAGGTGATTTTTGGTTAGCGGTACACGGTGCTAACATGTACGGAGAAGATAAAATATCTTTAGAAGACAGAGAGCAATGGGTTAAGAACAATGAACAAATGATTATTGATTGTGCTATTGACCCAATGGCTAACAGACAATGGGAAGAAGCTTCTAATGCATTTCAATTTCTTGCATTTTGTGATGAATGGAAAAGATTTAAAGAAAAAGGTTTTGGATTTATTTCTACTATTCCAGTTAATGTTGATGGTTCATGTAATGGACTTCAAATATATTCATTAATGCTTAGAGATGCGAAAGCTGGTAAGTTAGTTAATTTATTACCTACTGATAAACCACAAGACATTTATCAATTAGTTGCTGATGCAGTTACTGATAAATTAAAAGCAGATGCACTTGAAGATAAACCATATGCCCAGCAATGGCTTGACTATGGAATTAAACGCTCAACTACTAAACGTAGTATTATGACTATTTGTTATGGTTCAACTAGATATTCATGCACTGACTTTGTTGTTGAGGATTTAACCAAAAGAAAAGACAAAGGCGAAGAACATCCTTTTACAGAAGATGTGTTTAGGCCTGCTAGTTATTTAGCTAGTGTAATTTGGGATAGTATTGGTGATAATTTAAAGTCAGCTAGAATTGGCATGAATTATTTACAAACTATTGCAAGAGTAGTTGCTAAAGAACAATTGCCAGTGCATTGGGTTACGCCTGTTGGTTTTCCAGTGTATCAGTCATATCCTGAAATGAAATCAAAAAGAGTTAAGGCTATGTTAATGGGTGAAGTTATTAAACCTAGGATTAACACAGAGACTGACAAAACTGATAAACTTAGGATGGGCAATGGAGTGGCACCTAATGTTGTGCATAGCGTTGACAGTGCCGCAATGATGGAAACAGTTAATATCGCATATAGAAATGGTATTACTAATTTCTGTAATGTGCATGATAGTTTTGGTACCACTGCTGGTGATGTTGAAGTGCTTAACAAATCTTTAAGAGAAGCTTTTGTTACCATGTTTACTGAACATGACATATTAGCTAATTTTAGAAATGATGTACTTAAACAATTACCTGTTGAACTACATGAGAAAATACCTGAAGTACCTGAAAAAGGTAGTTTAGATATTCAACAATTAACCAATAGTGAGTTCTTTTTTGCATAAGCATTAAAGTACCCATTATAGAATAAGGAAAGTTAAACTTATGAACGAAGAATACTTTGAAGAGTATAGAACAATGCCTATTGATGTTGCAATTGCTGACATGCAAAAAGGCTATATAATAGAGGAGCAGAAAGACAATGGCGAAGAATAATTACGTCAAAATAGTAAGTCCAGAAGGTGTATCTAAATACGCTTGGCTTACACAACCTGACACTAAATTTGACAAAGATGGACATTATAAAGTTAATCTTGTTATTGGTGCAGAAGAAGCTCAACCATTAATTAAACAAATTGATGATGAGATGAAAAAAAGCTTGGAGCTTGCTAAAGAAAAAAATAAAGGCAAAGCTATTAAACAAGCTAATTTACCATATGAGAACGAAGTTGTTGAAGGTAAAGAAACTGGAAACATTGAGTTCAAATTTAAAAGAAAAGCACAAATAGTTTCTTCAGATGGAAAAGTAATTCCATTTAAAATTGCTATCTTTGATAGTTCTGGTAAACCAATGATTGATACTAATGTTTGGTCTGGAAGTAAAATGAAAGTAAGTGCTGAACTTATGCCGTGGTACACTGCTATGGCAGGAGCTGGCGTATCTTTAAGATTACGTGCAGTACAAATAACTGAACTTGTTGAAGGCGGAGCTGGCAGTGCTGAAGGTTACGGTTTTGACAAAGTTGAAGGTGGTTTTGTGGCCGCAGAAAAAGAAATAGAAAATGAAGTGGCAGCAGAGACGACTGTACAAGAAAACACAGACTTCTAAAACTGTAGGTTTAACTTACGGATTTAGGTCTGGATTAGAAGAAGCTATTGCTTCTGAGTTAAATAATCAAGGTGTTGTGTATGAGTTTGAAAAGACTAAGTTGAAATATACTAAGCCACAAAAAGCTCATACTTACACACCTGATTTTTATTTAATTGATAAAAAAATATTTATTGAAACTAAAGGTTTGTTTACCACACAAGACAGACAAAAAATGAGATTGATTAAAGAACAACATCCTAATTTAGATATTAGATTTGTTTTTAGTAATTCAAAAAGTAGGATAAGTAAAAAATCTACGACAACATACGGTATGTGGTGTGATAAATATGGTTTTAAATATTCTGACAAACACATTCCAAAGGAGTGGCTATGAACAGTGTAAGAAAAGAAACTAAATATATTGTCATACATTCTTCTGATACCACTCCTGAAGAAAATGTTAATGTAAAAGATTTAGATACAAAACACAGAAAAGAAGGATTGTTTTCTTGTGCTTTTCACAAAGTAATAACCAGAGATGGTGATGTGCAAGATGGTAGAGACATTCAAATTGCTGGTGCACATATTAATACTACAATTACTTTGTCTAATAAAAATTCTATTGGTATTTGCCTAATTGGTGGTAAATCAACTAATGGACAACCTGATTGTAATTATACTTTTAAACAATATAGTTCCCTTATAGAACTGATTGCTAAATTAAAAATAGAATACAATGATGTTGAGATTGTTGGTCACAGAGATGTGACTAGCTCTTTATCGCCGCATTTCAATGTAAAAGAATTGTTGCGATAGTTTGTTTGTGCCTGCTGGGTGTAATGCCCAGTAGGTTAACTTTAACTAAGGATTTTATGAATAAAACAGAGAGTATTTTTTTATATCACACACATTGTGATGAATGCGGCTCAAGTGATGCCAATTCAGTTTATGATGATGGACATACTTTTTGTTTTTCATGCAACACAAGAAAAGAAGGATTAAACGATTTGAAACCAAAACAAACAAATGAAGATGTAACTTTTATAACAGGTGACGTAAAAGAATTAACTAAAAGAAAAATAGATTATGACACCGCACAAAAATTTAATTATCAAATTGGCTCTTGGTTTGGAAGACCTTGCCACATTGCCAACTACTATGACAAAAATAAAACATTAGTAGCTCAAAAATTAAGATACCCAGATAAAACTTTTCAATGGCTAGGTGACCCTAAACAAGCAACATTGTTTGGACAACATTTATGGCGTGACAAAGGTAAAATGGTTATTGTAACAGAAGGCGAACTAGATGCCTTGTCTGTTTCTAAAATTAATCAAAATAAATTCCCAGTAGTAAGTATTAAAACAGGTGCAGCAGGAGCTAAAAAAGATATTCAAAAAGAACTTGAATGGCTTGAAGGTTTTGAATCTGTTGTACTTATGTTTGACCAAGATAAATATGGTCAAGAAGCAGCAGTAGAATGTGCTAAATTATTTTCACCTAACAAAGCAAAGATTTGTACAATACCTTTAAAAGATGCAAATGAAATGTTAGTTGCAGGTAAAGCAGCTGAATTAACTAATTGTGTTTGGGGAAGTAAAGCGTATAGACCTGATGGAATTATTTTAGGTGCTGACCTTTGGGAAGAAATACAAAAAGAAGAAAAACATGTTACCGCTAAATATCCTTTTGATTGTTTAAACAAAAAAACTTATGGTTTAAGAAAAGGTGAGCTTGTAGTTTTAACCGCTGGAACTGGAGTTGGTAAATCTAGTTTTTGCAGACATGTTGCGTTAGATTTAATAAACCAAGATTTTACTGTTGGTTATATAGCATTAGAAGAAAGTATTAAAAGAAGTGCTTTAGGAATAATGGGAGTTAAATTAAAAAAACCTTTGCATTTAACTAGAGAGGGAATAACAGATGCCGAACTACAAGAGACTTTTAAACATACTGTTGGTAATGGGAAGTTTTATTTATATAACCACTTCGGTAGTACCGTTGCTGATAATTTATTATCTAAAATAAGATATTTGGCAAAAGCTTGTGCAGTAGATTTTGTTGTGCTTGACCATTTACATATGGCTTTGTCAGCTTTAGGTGATGAACATACAAATGATGAGCGTAAATTAATTGATTATTTTGTTTCTAAATTAAGAACATTAGTTGAAGAAACTGGTATCGGATTAATACTTGTTTCACATTTAAAAAGACCAGAAGGAAACAAAGGTTATGAAGATGGTGTTGAAGTATCTATGAATAGTCTTAGGGGTTCGGCCAGCATTGGACAATTAGCTGACATGATTATTTCTATGAATAGAGATTTACAATCAAGTGACAATCTTGCAAAACTTAACATACTTAAAAATCGTTTTAGTGGTGAAACAGGCACAGCTTGTACATTACGTTATGATTTAGAAACAGGAACATTAAATGAAGTACAAGCAGAAACTCAAAAAGATTTCTGATAGACATACAGCTTATAGTTGGACAGAATATGTTATGGCACATTTGATTAAAGCACAATTAAATCCAGAAAAAGAAATAATAGTAATGGTGCCAAGTGATAAGGTTAAAAAATTTATTGACAATGCAATAGCTGAGTTATGTGAACAAACTTATTATGCATGGCAATTAAAAACAAAAACAATA